CGGAATTAGTGAGGGGCGCCTCGGACGGGCGCCCCTTGGGTCAGATTTTCAGAAAACAGATCTCAGGGGAGATCGACGAAAGCGGAGCGGCCGCCGACGTTCGCGGAGACGCGCGACCGGGGATAGGCGCCGTAGAAAGAGAACACCCCGTAGGAGGCGCCGCTGTACCAGTCGCCCCCGCGAGAGGCAAGGCGCTCGGCTGCGCCGTTGTTCAGGTAGAAGTAGTCGCCCTCGTAGTCGAAGGTTGTGCTGTCAGGTGCCAGCGCGTAGGCGTAGAGCAGCTCCTTGGCGGCAGCGCAGACGGTGGAAGCGATAGTGATGCCGGCGAAGGTCGCGCCGCGGCTGCTGTCCTCTCTGGAAGTCAGGGCGCCGGTGATCCACTGCCACTTGCTGTTCACGTAGTCGAGTTTCAGACTGTTCGCAGTGGTGCCGCTGCCGTTGGGGGTAATCAGCTGGCCGGTGGTGCCGTCGATTGCCTTCCACTGAGAGGATCCGACTGCTTGACTGTTGGCGGGATCTGCTGCGTTGTTGTTCTCGAGGATCTGCAGCTCGCCATACACGAAGCGCAGGCCGCCGATCCACTCCCAGACGTTGCCGTTCAGGTCCCAGATGCCCTCGAGAGTGCGGTCGTGGCTCCATGTCAGAGGGCCGGTGCCGGTGGCCACGCGGCAGGTGCGGCCCTCACCGTCCTTATAGGTCGGGATCGCCTTGTAGCCGTTTTCACGGCTGTCCTTGCCGTAGCTGTTGTTGCCATAAGGGAGGGTGCCGTTCTTCTTGCAGATCAGAGCGATCAGGCCCCACTCGGCCGCGGTGATCTCGTGGAAGCCTTCACCGGTGGCGAAGCCGCGGGTGGTGAAGGCGTCGAAGTCTGCAGAGGCGGCGGGATCCACGCCGGGCAGGGAGTAGAGCTTGCCGCCGTAGTTGTGGGCCTGATACTTACCGATCAGGACCTCGTCGACTTCCGTGCCGTTGACGATGAAGGCGGGGTGGACGCTGTCGCTGCCGCCGTCGATCAGCTGGGCCATGGTCATCTTCGGGATCCGGACGTAGACGCCGGGGTACCCTTTGTCGGTGTCAAACTTGACGATATTGTTGGGGCATACCATGGAGACGGCCAGAGCCGTCAGGTCGAAGTTGTTCATGTTGCTCCTCCTTTAGATGGCCCAGAGAGTCAGGGCGACCTCGCTCATGTCGATCGGGTTGATGACAGGGGGATCTTCCTCGGTCTCTCCGGGGGTGTAGGTTGCTGCAGGGATGTCGATCTCTGCGACGTACTTGGTGGCGCCGGCGGTACCGACGCTCAGGTTGCCGCTGCTGTCGCGGCAGATGTCGAGATGTACGGGCCAGTCTTTGCGATAGCGATCGCAGTTGATAGCGAGGGCGTAGTCGTCGAAGGCGAGGACCTTGCCGTTCTGCTCCCATGCGATCTTCTGGCCTTCGTTCTTCTCGACGACCTTGATGTTCTTGGTGCTCATTTACATCGTGCCTCCTTTGATCTTGATCTTGATGGTGGCGCTGGTGGCGCTGCCGTCAAACGCGAGCTTGAAGCCGTTCAGCAGCTTCTCGCTGACAATGACGTGGCCAACGACGCCGTCGTGGGAGGTGATCTCCACGACCTCGACCTCGTAGTTGGTGTTTGCCTTATCCGCGGTCATGTTGACCGTCTGGGCGGAGTTGTTGAAGGGGAACTTCGCCGAGTTGGTCAGGGTGACGGTCTTGATCTCCTCGGAGAGCTGGCCAGCGTAGTGATGCTGGTGGATCCCGAACAGGCTCAGGGCCATGTGGACGTCGAGGATGCCGTCCTCGCCGTTGTTGAAATTGGCGGCGCTCTGGGCGGTGCCTCTCTGGATCTCCGGGTAGTAGTAGAACAGGATCGCCGCTCCGTTCGCCGGTGCTGCGTCGAAGGTCAGGACGTGCGTGGCCGGGTTGTAGATCCAGTCATACACGCGGGAGCCTGCGACCGTCACCTTGGCGACGAAGAAGGGCGCGGAGGCCAGAGCGAAGGCGAGCTTCGCGCCGGTGCCTGCTGCCGCTTCCGTGGCCAGCTCAGTGGCGAGGATCTCGTCCTTCCACTTGGTAGGGTTAAACATTCCGGGTTTTCCTCCTTTCCTTAGGTCTCGTCCTCAATGATAGGCAGGACGATCTTGATCATGGCGCCCTGCCCGACGGCCTTGGTGATGTTCTCGGCCTGCTGCGCTGCGACCACGCCCCGGGTGTCGATGATCCGGGAGGCTGTGATCGTGCAGGCCATGTCGTCGAGGGCGGAGCAGACCGCCACGAGGACGACGTTCGTGCCGGCGACCTCCTTGGTCTGCAGCTCCGCGGTGTACCATGTGCCGCCCGCCTGCAGCTGGACCTTGTCGATTGCTCTGAGCCACTGCTGGCGCCGCTGATCGAGGAAGTCGTTCTTGTAAAATGCCACGGTGTTCCCTCCTTTCTCAGTACTGGCCGCAGACCCTCGTCCCACACTTCGTATAGGCGAGCAGCGACGGGATGGCCTGCGGATCTGTTAGGGCCTCGGCGGATCCGAGGCTGCCGACGTTCTGGACGTGTGGCCGGGTACCGGCCTTCACATAGACGAAAGTGCCCGCGCCGCCCTCGTGCTTCGCCTTGACGGCGTGGTCGTGCTCCATGTAGGAATACACGCCCAGCAGGCGGGAGCGGGCGCTCTTGGCCGCGTTGGCGGCACTGACGAACTCGTTGTAGAGCGCCGTGCTGCTCACGTCCTCAGTCGTGCAGATGTAGAAGGTGTAGGGCTTGCCGCCGAACTCAAACCACTCGATCACGACGCCGGAGCCGAGGTAGGAGCTGACCAGCTGCTCGACCGCGAACTTGGTGCCGCGATGGCCTTTGATGGCCCGGGCGTTCTTGATCGTGTTGCGCTTGGCCTCGAGGGTCATGCTGGTCTTGTACCAGTCAACATTCAGCTCCCACGCCAGCTCGTCGAGGATCTCCTCAGGCAGCTCGTCGATCTGATCCCAGACGCGAAGCTGTCGGACTCGGCTGCCCGGGTCGCGGATCAGCTGGTCGACGGCGTTGGCGAGGGCGATGTTGGCCTCGTCTCGCCTCATGAAGGCCGGCAGCAGCCGGAGGGCGTCCGGGGCTCCGATCTTCTGGCCCATTTACACCACCCCTTCCTTGACCACGTGGCTGACATTCAGGTTGCCGGACCACTTTGCGAGCGTGGTGGTGGGCAGGTCGGTGTATACCGGGCTCACGATGTTGACCATTGTGGCGCCGGTGGATCCTTCCCATCCGGGAGCGAGGATCTGCTTCCTCAGGTAGTCGGGGTTGATGTCCCTCTTGAGGCTGCTGCCCTGCCAGTAGACGTAGCGGTCGATTGCACCGCCCGCTCCTTCGACGGTCTGGATGCATGCAGCCTCCTCGGCTGCCGTGGTGTAGTAGACGAGCTCGATGTCATAGGTGACAACGTCCGGCGCTTTGACGATCACGTGATCGGTCAGGGGTCGGATGTCACTCTGGCTGCACTTCTCGAGGACGGTGGCCAGTAGCGCTTCGTCGGGGATCTCGCCGCCATAACAGACCGGCGTGATCACGACCTCTCCGTCGCTGACCTCGTCGATCTTGACGGTGATGGTGTCAGCGCCAGCCAGTGCTCCACCCTCTGTGATGGAGATCCGGAGCAGGTTGTCCTCATAGGTGAAGGTGTAGTCCCTGTCGATCTCAGCCGCCACGTCGCTGCCTGCCGCGAAGATCTGCAGCGTCTCCTCGAGGAGGTTGTTGCCTCCGATGAAGGTGAAGCCGCTGCCGCCGCGGGTGTAGACTTCCAGATCCTTCTCGAGGTGTCGGATGACGTTGTCGACGATGGCGTCAGAGACTCTGTCCGGCGCTGCAGCGATCGCCCAGTAGCGATAGGCAGCAGCAGGGCCGGCCGTGCTCAGAGCGTTGTCGGCGTTCCGGATCCGCTCGCGGTATGCGTCGTCGCTCTCCTTGGCGGCGCCGCCGGCGGATGCTGCGGTGTTGGTCACGCCGTCGATCAGAGGGACCTCAGAGATGTCGACGATGACGGAGATCTCGCCGATCCCGAAGTTGTTGGCCTCCTCGCCGCCGGTTTCAGCCGTGGCCGTGACCTCGACCGACGTGCTGCCGGCCTGCAGGACGACCGTCTGATCGGTGACGAAGTAGCTCGCATAGTCGCCGGTCACTCTCAGGCCGGCCGGGATCGTGATGTTCTGGCTCACGGCCTCGTCGATAAAAAAGCGCAGCGGCACGGTCGCACAGACCGGCTCGTTGCGCTTGCACTTGACGTTCTCGCCCAGTGCGTCGAGAACTTCCCCGCGGGCATAGCGGAGGAGCTTCTGCCTGCAGGCGTCATTGACAGACGAGAACAGAGACACAAAAAGCGGCGCCAGAGCTGACTCGCCGAAGATGCGGCGCTCGTCTCCCGGGTACAGCGGCTCGCTGCATCCGTTCTCGAGGGCCTGCAGGATGGTGGTCAGGATGACGCCGCTGTCTGTCTCGATAAAGTTCAGGTTGCCCATGTCGTTCCCTCCTTTCTGTGCATGGTGATGTCATAGTTCAGATCGCCGGCCCTCTGCCCGGTGATGGCGATGTTGTCCACCTCCATCCGGGGCTCGAAGATCTCGATCTGACGGAGCGCGTCCGCTTCTGCGGCGCCGGCGGCCGTGACGGCCGGGGCGTCGATCAGAGCGCCGTCGACTCCCTTGGTGCGTTCGTATGCGACTTCCCCGCGGACCGTCCTCAGGATGTTGAAGGCGCACGTCTCGGGGTTGCCGTTTCCGGATGCTCTCATGTCTGTCCCTCCTCTCAGGCCAGCGAGAGCTCGCTGGTGTAGACCCAGCTGCAGATCCCGTCCGGGTAGCCGAGCAGCGTCTTGGCGCCGCTGATCTGGCTGACCTTGTGGGTCCGCTGTTTGACCCAGTTCGGGATCGTCTGCCCGGTGTAGTACTTGGTGCCGGTCGGGTAGACGTAGGAGCCGACCTTGATGCCGGTCGTGGGGGCCGCTGCGACGGCCGTGTTCGGCTTTGCGAGCTCGGCCTTGGTGTCGGTCGTCGGTGTGACCGCGAGGGCGCTGGTGGTCGTCTCCGGGACGCTGGTGGTCGCTGCGTCGTACTCCTTGAAGGTGAAGCTCAGGGTGGCCAGCAGCATCCGCCCGTGATTGTCGAGCTTGACGCCGCTGACAGATACCTTCCGGAGCTGGTACTTGGGGCCCAGCTGCCGGCCGTTCAGGTAGAACGGGCCGGTCTTTGTGACTTGGGACTCCCACTGTGCGATCCTTGCCCTGACGTCCACGCCGGCGGCGGAGTGCAGGACGGTCTTGAAGCTCAGGGGGACGAGCTGCGTGCCGCGCTCGTTGGTGGGTCCCTGATGCTCGGTGCTGCGGTTGTTGTCCGCCTGCTGTTCAAAAGAGATAGCGAGATCCTCGAGTGCCGAGACTTCGCTCGGGCTCACCTCCCACCTCATATCTCTCCATTGTGCCATGATGGCCATGTGTCCACCTCCTTTTTACTCCGGGGCGCCGGTGTCTCCACTGCCCGCCCCGTCTGTCCAGCTGTGCTGGTGCGTGTGACTGACGACGCTCAGGTCGCCGATCGTGACGTCGGTGCCGGCACTCAGCACGGTCCCGATCGTCAGCCTCGGCAGGTATTGGCCCCACTCGCCGTCTGTCCGGGAGAGGATCAGGCCGGTGCTGTCCTCGAAGATGACGAAGATGACCTCCATCCCCTTCTTGAGCTGCCCGGTGCTGGTCCTTAGGTGCCACGGGATCACGAGGCCGGTGGTGACGATCCCGGTCGGCGTCATGACGCTCGCCGTCTGCTTGGCTGCGTTGATGCTTGCGATGGTGCCCTTGTCGATCGTTCCGGCCATTAGTATCCCTCCAATCTGACCTTCCTGAAGTAGAGGACGGTCTTGTTGCCGACGTAGTCGTGGCGGACCTTCGTGATGAAGATCTTGCCGTTCCACGCCGACGCCTTTGTGGTGCTCAGTGTCACGATGCTGACTGCAGCGTAGCCCGTCATGAGCTCGCGAGAGAAGTGCCCGATCTGGCTGTTCTTGTTGGCCTCCCGGAGGAGTCCCTGGGCGAAGCGCACGGCCTCTGCCTTGTTGGTGATTTTGATCGGGATCTCCGTCCGGAGGACGCGGGTGCTGGTCCCGTTCGGATCCTTGAAGGATCCCGAGATCGCCCCGTTTGTGACCTCCGCGCTCCCGTAGATCATGTCGGTGGTGTCCTCATACTCGAAGATGCCGTTGCTGCCGACGGTCAGCGTGGCCGTCGCCGTCTGGCCTTCCATGTACTGCTCGTCGTAGATGATCAGGGCGCCGTCATAAATGAGCATCTGGCAGCCCTCGAGCATACACAGGCGAGAGAGGAAGGCGAAGTCGGTCTCGTTGTTTTGCGCCATGTACTGATACACCTGATCGCTGGCGCCGTAGATCTTGAGGGTCAGCCCGTGCCGGGTCGCGACCTCCTGAGCGAGCTGGAAGAAGTGGACGGCCGCCCACGACTTCGAGCGCTTATCCTTGCCGCTCACCGGCATGGACATGGCCCTCACAGTGTAGAGGCCGTTCTCCGGCCTCAGCTGATGGATGAACATGGTCCCCGTCTTTGCCGCCTCGTGCTCGAAGGCGATCTTGTCGCCGGTCTGCGGGTCCCATTTGCTCCACACGCCCTTCGGGTCGTTGAAGCGGAGGACGATGGTGTCAGCGTACTTCTCCGCGTTCATCTCGTGGACCGCGTAGTTGAGGCTGATGTCGTCGTAGATGTTGACGCCGTTGTAGAGGATCCTCATGTGGTCTCACCTCGGCGCCATGGCGGGAGCGTCTCCGGCGTGTCGGCGCTCTCGTAGATCGGGAGCCGGAGCTCCACATTGGGCCCGAACACGACCACGTCGGCCGTGTCCGGGTTGTACTGGATGATCCGGTGGGCGAGCCGCTCCTCTCCGTACATGGCCAGAGCCAGTGCGTCGAAGGTGTCGCCCTCGCGGGTTTTGTAGGTCTTGAAGCCTGTGATCTTATCCAAAGCAGCTCACCTCCCTCATGCGGACGAACTCCTCGAGCCAGTCGAAGAACTCGGCCTCGTGCTCTTTCAGGCGGGTCATGACGTCGTCGGAGTCGCCTCCGGATCCGTCGACCTGCGGGCTCCATGTGAAGCCACTGAAGTCGTAGTAGACCACGTAGGTGCCGCCGTCCGCCATTTCGGTCAGGCTGAAGTCGTCAAGCTCGAGGAGCTTGCCGGCCTGCGCTGTGTACGTCGGCTCGGCGCCGAGCATCTGCCCGGCCTCTCGCCAGATTTCCACGTTGCGCTCATGATAGGCGGGGTCGAAGCTGATGACCGCCTCGGTGCCGGCTTCGCCGGCGATGGTGATCCCTTCGGTGAAGCCGCCGGTGGCGAGCATCGGGATCGTCGGGATGTTGATGCCGAAGGTCTGGCCGCCCACGAAGGGGACCCACTCCGGGATCGTGCAGCTGATGCTATTCAGGCCGCCGATGGCCTTGTTGACCAGTCCGATGACTGCATTGATGGGCAGTTTGACCAGTCCGACGAGAGTGTCCCAGAGGCCGCCGAACACGTCGACGACGCCGCTCCACGCCTTGCTCCAATCTCCGGTGAAGATGCCGGTGATGAAGTCGATCAGACCTTGGAAAACGGTCATGAGGCTCTCGATGACCGGCTTGATCCCCTCGATCGCTCCGCCGAGGACTGTCGTGATCGCTTCGGCCACGAGGGTCAGGATCGGAAGGACAGGCTCGAGCGCGGACGAGATCAGGAGGCCGACGACCTCGATCAGAGGCGTCAGGGCCATGAAGATCAGGTCGAGGACCGGCTGCAGCAGAGTCATGAACAGGTCGAGGATCGGGGTCAGGAGCTGGATGATCAGGTCGAGGATCGGGGTCAGCAGGTTGAGGACTTCGATCAGGATCGGCAGGACCGCTTCGATCAGCTGCGTGATGATGGGTACCAGCGCTTCGATCAGCTGGACGACGACCGGCAGCACTGCCGAGATGATGTCCATGAGGATCGGCGTCAGGGTGTTCAGCAGGTCGACGATGACCGGGAGCACTGCGTCCACGATCGTCATGAACAGAGGCAGCAGCGCGTCGATCAGTTCGAGCACGACCGGAAGGACTGCGTCGATGATCTCACCGAGCAGCGGCAGCAGCGTCTCGAGCAGGCCCGTGATCACGGGCAGGACTGCGCTCACGATCTTCAGCAGGACCGGCAGCAGTGCCTTGACCAGCTTGACGATCACCGGCATGATGTCGGCGATCACGGATGTCAGAACAGGGAGAAGCATCTGCAGCAGTTCCAGAGCCACGGGGAGCAGTTCCGTCATGATCTCGACGATCGGCGGGATCAGCTCGGTGGCGATCGCGCCGGCCATTTCCAGAAGGACCGGGACGATCTCGGTGATCAGAGGCAGGATGCTCGGCACAATGTTCTCGACGATCGGGACCAGCGTGTCGGTCAGCGTTTCGATGATCGGGATCACTCCCTCCATCGCGTCGCTGAGGACCGGCATGAGGTCGTTGATCATCTGGAACACTGCGTTCGCGAGAGGCTTGAGAGCGATCTCACCCTGCTGCTTGAGCATCTGCAGGATCTCTGCGAAGTCATAGGTGTCGGTCGCTGCGGTGTTGATACTTTCAGAGCTGGCCAGCAGCTCGGCGGTGAGTCCCTCGACGGACAGGGTGCCGTCGTTGATCGCGCTGATCATGGTGGACGCCGCCTTGGATCCGAATACCTCCGTCGCGATGGCGTAGGCTTCGGTCTCGCTCTCGGCGTTCTTGATTTGGTCGATGTAGCTGGCGATGCCTTCGGTGAGGCTCTCGAAGCCGTCGTCCGCTGCGTTCTTTGCGCCCGTTTTCAGGGCAGTGAACACGGTCGAGGCGTCATAGCCGGCTTTTTCGACTTGGCCGAGCAGAGCGGCAGCATCCTCGAAGGAGTAGCCGACCTCCTGCAGCTGGGCGCCGTAGGTTTGGAGCTCGCTCATGAGGTCGGTGAAGCCGACGCCGGTGCTCTGGCTGACCTTGAACACGTAGTCCATGGCGTCGCCCATGCTCTCGGCGTCGATGTTCCAGTTCTGCATCGCCTGACTGGACGACTCGATGACGCCGCCCAGATCCTCGCCGAGCATGTCGGCCACTTGGATCGCTTGGACGGACAGGCCCTCGAGCACGCCGTCGGTGACGCCGAGCCGGGTGTTGTAGTCCGCGATTGCTTTGGATGCGTCCTCCATGGTGGTGGGGACGGCAGAGTACACGGCGTCGAAGCTGTCGAGAAGGCCATCGAGGGCCTCACCGGTGGCGCCGGTGCCGATCCGGATCGTGTCCTCGACGTCGTCAAATTGGGCCCCGAGATCTGCGAGATACTCGCCGGCCTCGATGACGGCCTTGCCGACTGCCACGGCTGCTCCGGCGGCGGCGACGCCGACCGCCAGCGCTTTGACGTTTAGGCCATCCAGCTTTCCGGTTGCGTCTTTGATACTCGACGCGAGGGTTGGGCTGATATTGCCGGCGATCTCTACGACCGCCTGCATGACTTTGCCGGTGGCCACGTTCGTCACCTCCTTGTCGTGTGCCCCTTAAAGGTTTTCATGCGCTGAGGCTGTTGCTGCTGGCGCCGCTCGTTCTGAGCTGCGAGATCTTCAGCGGCCTCGGCGTAGTCAATGAGGAAGTCCGTCAGCCGTTTTTCTTCGAGGTCCCGGACGCTTGTGTGGAAGCATCGGGCGTAGTCTCGGAAGGCTCGCCGGAGTCTCCTGCCGGTGATGCCGCCTCCGACTTCACGATAAAATTTCGGCCGATCTTCAGCACCTCCATGACGTCGTGACCCTTGATGCGCTCCATGTCAGACCAGTCGATCTCGCTGTTGACAGCGATGACGGCCGCGTAGCCGAGGTAGAGCTGCAGGGAGTAGTCGATCTCAGCGGCGCCGGCGAGGTTGCCGGACTTGGATCCGGACGCCTTCATCTTCCGGGCGTCGGCCTCAGCGAACAGGAGGCCGGTGATCTCCTCGGTGTCGTAGCTCAGGGCGGTCAGGTCCTTGTTGTTCACCTTCAGGGGGTTGGTCAGATTGATAATGCCTTTCATTGGCTTGCTCCTTTCTTCGTTGGCGCATTAAAGCCCCGGGGGATCCCCGGGGCTCTCCTGCTTACAGCATGTTGGCGATCGTGTTGTAGTAGTCGACGCCGTCGACTCTCAGGATGGGAGCCAGACGATCGACGCACAGAACTTCCTCGCCGTTGCAGAAAATCTGCTGACGGCTGACGTTGAACGTGGTCTCCATCTCGGAAGCGCTGCCGACCTCGACGCCGAGGTCAGGGATGGAGGCGGGCATGGTGCGGATGAACGCCTTGCAGCCCTCCTGTGTGACGCTGCCGTCGCTCTTGACGACGGACTGGACCCAGCGGAACTCGATGGTATGCTTGGCCAGTCTGTTCATCTTGGAGAAGCCCATGTCGAGGCCGATCTTCTTGACGGTCGCCTGCATGTTCTCGATCAGGCCGATCAGGGGGACGGACATGTTGCCCATGGCCTGCACGTCGGCGGACAGGAAGCTCACGCCGGGGATGGTGAAGGCGACGTCCTTGGCGACGAGGGTGCCGTCACAGTAGACGGTGTCGGCGACCACTGCGCCCTTGATGTTCATGAACTTCATTATGCGTCACCTCCAAAATAAGCGGCGAAGCCGTCGCTGGTGTAGCAGACGCGGGCGGTGCCAGACTTGAAGGGCGGGGTGTTCGTGAAGCTGATGTCAAACACGAAGTCGCCGTTCATCATGTCGGTCTCGCTGTTGGCGTTCTCGAGGAACTCCACGGTCGGGGTACCGATGATGGCGCCCAGACCGACGAGACGGTCGAGCTCCTCCTGCTCTGCGTTGATGATCTCGCCCTGCAAGGCCAGAGTCATCGGGCCGTCGATCTGAGTGCCGTGACGACGCTGGAAGCCGTTGGTGACGAACATGAGCATCCTCATGTTGACGTCGAAGATCACGCGGGCGTCCATGGTCGTGCCGTGCTTAAAGGCGGCGGTGTGGGGACCCCAGAGGACCCACTTGCCATCCCAGAAGCAGGCGGAAGTGATGCCGACCTCATTCAGGTCGTTGACTTCGGTCTGATCGTAGCCGGCGTTATTGGATCCTTCGCCGAAGTACTGAGCGGTCGCCATGATCTCCTTGTTGGACGGGGACTCCATGGGGACGGACTCGTGGCTCAGATCCACGCGCAGCATGGTCGCAGCGCAGACCGTGGACAGGTGGGAGATCTTCCCGGTGCCGTCGATGGTCATGGGCCAGCAGACCTTGGAGCGCTCGGAGACGTATCCATTGTCGGTCTGCCACGCCTTTGCCTTGTTGATCGTGTCGACTGCGATCTCGCCATCCTTGACAGGGATGTCGGCGATCGCGAAGGCTTCCCAGTGGCCGTTGATCTTCTGGACTGCGCTGCACATAGCAGCATAGACCTCGGGGATCTGGGACCAGCCGGGAGCGGCGAGCAGGTTGGGGACTGCGTTGAACTTGGTGTAGAGCAGTTTGATCGCCTGCATGCCGGTGACAGTGCCGTCAGCGCCGGCAGCGCCGATGATGGTGCTCTCGTCGATCTCGGAGAGGTCGACGGGGGTGTAGACGACGGTCTCGTTGGCGCCGAGCTCGGTCAGGGCCTTGATGACGACGCGGCCGGCGGCCATGTCGTAGCTGACGGAGTAGTCGGTGCCGAGGACCTTCTCGCTCACGCGGACGGTGTCGAGGATCACGGTGTCGCTCTCGATGTAGACGTAGCCCTTGCTGAAGTCCTGAGCGGCAAGCGTGACCTCCTCGCCCATGTGGGTCGCGGGATCCAGCACGTTGATGACGTAGATGGGGCCGGAGTTGCCGACCGTGTTGTCGAAGTGCTGCTTGAAGGCTTCGCACAGAGAGAACTTGCCCCAGTCGTCGGAGTAGCCGACGAGCTGCTGGACTTCGTTCATGTTGCGGAGCCGGACGGGGGTGTTGATGACGCCGGCGTCAGAATACCCAGAGATCAGGTTGACCGGGGCGCAGCCCACGTACACCAGTACGGTGTCGGCCTGCGCCGCGGCCACGGCCTTGCTCTTGGTGATCTCGCCGTATGCGCCGTGCTTGTATGCCATAGCGTTTTCCTCCTTGTGAAGATGTTGACCTTAAAGCAGGTCGGTGTATTGCTCGTGCGTGTTGACCAGTCCGGTCTCGAGCTTGAAGGTGATCCAGCTGTGCCAGTACGGATAGAGGTCCCAGATGGCGCCCTCCTCGGTGAAGGGGCCATACTTCACACCCTCCTCCTTGACGAGTCTCGCGTCGGCGATGAACTCGGTGTTCTCGATCTTCCTCAGAGCGAGGTCGACGAAGTTCCACGAGTCACGCCAGCCGTCGAGGTTTCGCTGGTAGCCGTTTCCGGCTCCTTCGGCGCCGGGCGTAAAGCTGACGCCGAAGGGAGCGCTCTCGTCTTTGTGGGGGGTGAAGATCTCGCCGCTCTGCGTGCCGGGGGACCAGCATGCGAGGCAGAGGCGGATCTGCAGGTACCGTTTGTTGTCGATCATCTTGTCCTCGCCCTCCATGAGCTGCACGCAGATGGAGGGGATCGGGGCCGCCACGTTGGGAGGCAGACGATCCTTTGCCGGCACAAATAGCGCGAACGCCGCAGGGTTGGCAAGCTCGACCTCTGACGTGATCGTCTTGTCGTTGGGGACCTTCAGCCGGATCTTGCTGCAGATCTCCTCCTTCACCCATGCGGTCAGGTTGTCGAGGAGGCTCGTGTTGGTCATGCTGTTCCCTCCTTACATGGTCCGGTTTTGTCTGAGGGCGACCTCAGACATGCCCATGCTTTCGGCCCACTTGATGACGATCATCTCGCGGCCGTCCACATTGAGGATTGACTCGGGACCACGATCGGCGGGCATGTCCGCCGTCGCTCCGAAGATCACCATGTCCGCCTCGATCAGGCCGAGGATCCGGCCCTCTTTGATCTTGTTGGTGGTGTCCTCGTTGACGACGCACGTGACGACCTCGCCCTCGATCATGTGATCGTCGGCGAACTCGGCCTTGTTCATAAAGACGCGGCCGATGTCCGCGGCGATCTGATCTTTAAGGCTCAACGGCTTCCTCCTTGGCGGCTTTCTTCTTGCCCTTGCCGGTGGTCGCGCTTTCCACCTTCTCAGGCTCGTCGACGTACTCGGCGCAGCCCTTGGCCACGAGCTCGGCCTCCTTGGCCTTGCTCAGGCTGACCGGAGGATCTGCGGGGGTGATGTCGACGTAGACGTTGCCGTCTTTGTGCGTGTAGATGCCCTTGGTGATCTTGATCATGGCCCGGCCCTCCTTTACACAGGATCGGCGGCGCCGATCTGAGGAGCGTCAGGATCGCCGGAGGCGGGATGATCGTCGTCCTCGTCATCCTCGTCATCCTCCTCGTCGTCGGATCCGTCGAGGATCTTGTCGATCAGAGCGATGACTTCCTTCTTGGAGCGGAGGGGCTTCAGCTCGTCCTCGGTCGCGCCCACTTCGCGGGCGACATCCTTCAGCTCGTCGAGCTTCATCTCCTCGTTGTAGACGAGAGCGGAGCCGGGATCCCCAGCAGGAGGATCCACGGCAGCGACTTCGTCGACGATGGCAGCCACGCCGAGAGAGACGAGGCGAGCAGCTTCGGCGTCCTCCACGAGGAAGGGAGCGTCGTCTGCCGTCTTGGGCTCGACGACGTGAGGCTCAGGTCTGAAGCCGTAGGTGCCGTTGATGATGCGGATCTTCTTCATGATGTGCTCCTTTCTTCCTCGCGTCTATTAGGCGCCGAGGACGTTGGCAGCGTAGCGCCAAGGTGCCTTCGCCTTGGGTGCGGTCAGCACGCGGGAGGCCAGGCGCAGCTTGCGGGTGTCCTTGTCCTGATCGACGACCAGCTTGGGGATGCGCTGGCCCACGAACGTCTCGGGCTCGTCGGATCCGTAGGGGATCTGGGTGACGGCGCCGTAGTAGCGCTTGCCGCAGCCGGGAGCGGTGACCATAGCGCCGGCGACGGGGAAGTAGCGCTGAGCAGCGCCGGCGCCGTCGCGGTAGAACTCCTTGGGGACGAGGATGTTCAGCATGTAGCCGTTGAAGTCCACGGTGCCCACATGAGTCACGCCGGGGGCCACGATGCGAGAGGCCACGTCGCCGATGAACATGTGCTTGATGTCGAGCAGCTTCTGGAAGTCCGCGAACTGCTTGACGGCGGCCCAGACAGAGGAGCCGATGACCAGATCAGCAGCAGGCAGGCCGGACTCGGTCAGACCGTCGCACATGGCCTCGACGTCAGCCTGCATAACGGCGAAGGAGTTCCACGCGTTCTGGGGGGTATAGATGCCGGGGTTGTTGTTGCCCTCGTAGAACTTCAGGGGCAGGACGCGACCGGTGGTCTTGTCGTCGATGTACTCCTGCACGGTGACGCCGTTATTGATCATTGTCTGGACAGCCATCCACTCCTCGCGGCGGGTGATGCGGCGAGTCAGATCGGTCAGGTCGCGCAGCTGCAGACGGCGAGCACGATCAGCGGGCTCGGTGTGGGCGTACAGAGCCTCGCCGAAGCCGCGCTTCTTCAGGTCGTCCATGGTCAGGAAACGAGAGGGGGCGATCATGGGGGGCTCGAACTCGTGGATCTCGTAGCCTTCGCGGTCGACAGGGATGTCGCCGGCGCGAGGATCCACGAACGGGGCCATCTTGTGATCGCCGTCCTGATACTCCACGAGGATCTTGTCGGCGGCGAACTCCTCGGTCTCGTCAAAATAGCGAGACAGGAAGAAGGTCTGCTCGGGGACGATCTCCTCGACCATGCCCGCCATGTAGTAGGTATCAAAAAAATTGATGTTAGGTGCCATTGTTTTGTCCTCCTTCTCTTAGTTCGCGGACTTGGCTGCGAGGTAGATGCCACGCTCGCGCAGGACGTCCTTGTCCGCTTCGGTGATGGTGTAACCGCTCGCGACGGTCAGCTTCTCGGGGTCGAAGCAGCCCATGTCATAGACGGCGGCGTTGATGTCGGCGGTGGTTCCGACGTCGATGTCGTCGGCGAGGATGCAGTCGGCGGTCAGGGTCTCGTTGGAGCCCGCGGTGGTGCCGAGGATGACGTACTTGCCGTCGCCGCCGGTGCCGGAGCTCTTGGCGAGGATGGTGCCGCGCACGAGGGTCGCAGCGGTGCCGAGCTTGCGGATGGTGACGCCCTTCACCTTCGCCTTAGGAGTGAGGCCGGAGATCAGGCCGTCGTAGGTCATGGTGTCGACCATTCTGTTGAGATTGCGTGCCATTGTTTAGTCCTCCTTCTTCATGGCTGCCTTGGCGTCGGCACGGCCCTGAGCCATGCGCTGCTCCTTGGTCAGCGGTTTGTTGGGATCGCCGGCAGCGGGATCGCTGGCGGCCTTTACCTGCTGGGCGCCGGAGGCCGTATTGTCGGCCGCGACGTTGGCGAGGTGCTGGGCACCGAGCTTCGCCTGCTTCTGCATGGCCTTCAGGGCCAGCTCAGCAGCGGTGCAGGTGGTCTCGCCATACTTGGCTTCCTGCACCATGGCGTCGTCGCCCACACTTGCAGCGATCTCCTCGATCCCCTGCAGACGTGCGCGCTCGTTGGCGACTGCCTCAGAGGCGGCAGCGGCTTCGATCTGAGAAACGAGGGTAGGCTCGGCCGCTCTGAGTTCTTCGATGGTGTTGTACATCTGGGTTGTTCCTCCTTCTGTTTGTGCTCCGGTCGGGATCCCGCCGGGCGTTTTCATTTCAGCAGCCGGGGTGGCCGCAGAAACGCGGGTGATAGTCTCGGGGACGTTGAGCCCCTTGACACTGTGCTTGATGCCGGCGACCATGAGGACGTCCTTGCCGATCATCTGGGCAGCGGGGCCACCGGTGAGCAGCTCGTCCGCGAAGCCTTTGTCGATGGCCTGCTGGCCGGTCATCCATGTCTCCTTGTGCATCATGCTCTTGAGCACGTCGGTCGCCGTGCCAGTCTTGGCAGCGTAGACTTCCGCGGTGGCGTCGATGCCTGCGGTCAGCATCTTGATGATGCCCTTCAGGTCGTCGATGCGGCAGTAGTCGATCACGGTGCAGGCGGGCTCGTGGATCATGACGAGGCTGCCGGGGTACACCTGAACAGTGTCGCCGGCGCACATGATCACACTGGCCGCACTGGCCGCGATGCCCTCGACCACGACGTTGACGTGGGCGCTGAGCGCCTTGATCGCGTTGTGGATCGCGATGCCGGTGTAGAGATCGCCGCCGCAGCTGTTCAGCTTGACGGTGATCTTGGACTTGCCCTTGACGGTCTCGAGATCCTCCATGAAGCCCTCGGGCGTGATGAACATGCCGGGCTCGGGCTCGCCGGTCCACCAGTCGATCGGCTGCTGGCTCAGGACGTCGCCGTAGAGGACGATCTCGCCCTCGTCATCGGAGACGCTGGCGATGTTCCAGCACTTCCGAGCAGCTCCGGCAGCAGGGCCGGCGCCGCCCATGACGATCGCGGTGGGGTGCTTAGGCTTGAACATTTCGCAATTCCTCCTTCACTTGCGCGGTGATGACGGCCGCGATCTGAGCGATCGCCGCCGTGAGCGGATCCTGCGTGGATCCTTCCGAGAGGCCGGACTCCTTCAGATGCTTCCTCTCGATGGCGAGCTGTGTGACGTTGTCATGCCACTGGCCGCCGTTGAGCTTGATGGTGCTCTGCTCGTGGGTGCTGAAGCCGTGCTCGATGGCTTTGGCTTCCGCTTCGATCTCCTTCGTGGGGTCGAGCATGCCCTGAGACGGGCCGATCCACTCGCTGCCGAGGTAGGCCGCATGGATCACCGGGTCCGTGAAGAAGCCGGGGGCCAGAACGCGGCCGCGGGCGATCGCTTCGCTGAGCCAGATCTCATAGATCGGCCGGCAAAAATCGCTCGTAAACCACTTCCGGCGCATTTGGAACGCCTTCCACGCTTCCAGCAGTGCCGCACGGCTCGCACTGTACGAACTGTTGAAGCATTTCAGGAGCAGCTCCTTCGGGATCTCGAGGGCGGAGCCGATTTGCGTGGCCACGCTGTTGACGAAGGCGTCGAAGCCGCTGGCCGGGCGCTTGGGGTCAGCGAACACAACGTCCTCGCCGGGCTCCATGAAGTTGATCGTGCCGGCGCCGAGCTCGTACTCGTTGGGATCCCGGCTCGCCTGATCAGGCGGCGGTACCGGAGATCCGTCTCCGACGTCGCCCCAGCCGACCTCGTTCCACGGATTGTCGGACGCTCCGGCCGTGGTCTTGACGAAGGCCGCGAAGCAGCTCTCGATATTGGCCGCGGTCAGCTCTGCGTCGGTGTACCGGCGCAGCTGCAGCAGCGGCTCGATCACGGGGGCCAGATATGTGACGCCGCGGTACTGATCGGCGCGTTCCGACTCCATGAGCTGCAGGATGTTCGGCAGCCCGGTCTTTTCGCCATAGGCTTCGACGCGGACGAACTCCTCCGGCTTCTTGGCGCCGACTTCTTCCGGGTAGGTGTTGGCGATGTGGTAGGCGACGATCGCGCCGTTGTCGTCGATCTCGACGCCGTCGTGGATCCGGTTGCCGTTCTCAGCCTTGCCGTCCGTGATATAGGTCCCGGTCTTGCCGGGTGTCCGGACGCGGTCAGCTTCGAGGATGTGCAGCCGGAGGCTATACGGCATGAGGGTGGTCGGCTTGTACTGCTTCATGAGCACGAAGGAGTCGCCACTGGTCAGCCACGAGCTGAACGCGAGCTGCTGCATGGAGTAGAAGTCATTGACGCCGGTGGCGTCGCAGGCTCTCTTATTGCCCGCCCATAGGGCGAACTCGGTCTCGGTGTGCTTCTGCCATGCCGCCGCCTGCTCCGGTGTCATGCCGAGCATCTCGTGGTCGATCTTGGCCTTGAGCTGCAGACCCATTCCGATGACGTTGGTGCGGTTGGTGTTGATCGCAGACCTCGCGATCGGCGTGCTCATGTGGAGCATCCGGCCGCGCTGCCTCAGGGTGCGGTTGTTCCAGTCGATGTCCTCGCGGGGCGATCCGCTCCTCGCGTTGAAGCCCTTCAGGGCCTTCTTGCGGTGACTCGCGCCGGCGTCGCTGTACCCTTTGTTCTGCGGTCTTGCCGTCGGTGCCTTAGGGGTCGGCGCTGTTGCTTTTTCCTCGGGGATCTCCCCGGGGGCCTTTCTTGGTGCGCTGATGGTGCTCACCTCCTTCTCGTAGAATGAGGCGGCCAGCCGGAGAGAAAGGAGCCGGAACTCTCCGGCGGCCGTCTGTTATAAAGCCCTTGCGGGCCTATAACCTTACCAGTCCATCGGGATCACTCCGACGGATTTCCGGGGCTTGCCCCCGGCGAGCTGCGCTTCCAGCTCGTTGACCTTGGCCTGCAGCTTGTTGATGTGGGCCTCGAGCTTGTCGATGTCCAGATGGGTGACGCTGCGGCTGCCGATCGTGTAGGACGTCGCGTTGCCGTCCAGCAGTGCGAGATATGCCTCGCGGGCCTTGGCGAGTGCGCTCTTGGTGAACTCGAGCTGGGCCCGGATCTCTGTCTTGTTTGCCATGTGTGTTCCTCCTTACCAGTCGTCGGATGATGTGCTGCGGGATCTTCTGCTCTGCTGCCGGCGTTGCTGCAGCGCTTGGGCCTGCTGCGCCGGTCTTTCCTCGACGCCCTTGAGTCTGCGCTCGATGGCGTCCATGTCCGGGTTGATGATCCGGAGGCCGGCGTTGGCGTAGTTCCGGCAGTCGAGGGGCTCGTTGCGCTGGTGCCCCGGGAGCTTTTCCCATGCCCAGCGGGATCCCCGCTTGGTGTTTGTGAGGACGAGGTGCTCGCTGAGCAGGCCGTTGAAGTAGTCGGCGTCATAGCCGGCGGCCTCGTCTCTCGGGAAGTGGCAGTACTTGGCACCGGGCTCGCCGACCTTCAGGTTGCTCATGATCGTCGCCTTGCCGGCGTCGACCCCGAGCACGTAAAGCCAGCAGGTGACGGCCTTGTTCTCACGGATCGGGACCTTGGAGGGCGGAGAGACGAACGGGATGCCCTCGCCGCCTTTGCCCTTGATCGCGAACACTCTGAGCGCCTGCCGGCGCCGGCATTGTTCATAGACCTCCTGCGTGAAGTGTCCGCCGGAGTCGATCATGGTGATCGAGATCCGGAGCCCGCGGCCGTTCCGGAACTTGTAGACGTGCGTGATGATGTCGTCGAGGCGCTGCCAGACTTCGGCGGAGTCCGGCCGGCCCATGATGAAGCCGCGGCGGATGCCCCAGCTCTCGCCGTACTGGCCGTAGCCGACGACCTCGTACTCGAGCCGGTTGTCCTGCGTGTCGACGCCCATGGTGAGGACCAGTACGCCGTCAGGCAGCTCGACCGGGCTGCCGTCTGCGTTCCGGCCGTAGTCCTCGCGCCGGGCGAGCATCGTGTCCTCGTCCGCCAGCTCGCCGCGCTCCTCCCAGAGCTTGCCGAGGAGGGTGTTCCACACGACCTTCAGTCGGAGGGAGTCGTCCTTCGCCTCGAGGAAGGCGAGGACGATCTTCGACCACGGCGTCCACGGGGAGCTGAAGGCGTTCAGCCAGAAGCTCCGGACGCCCGACTCGTATGCCGCGGGGTTGGCTGCGATCCACTTGGCCGGCTGCTGCCGCATGGTCTCCTCAGGGATCAGGCAGCCGCATTTCGGGCAGACCCAGTAGACGGGGCCGGTCAGGTTGTAGACCTTGCGGCCGGCGATCTTCGTCATCTCGTGCGTGAACTTGATGTTGTCGAAGTCGATCTCGGAGTACTCGCTGCACTCCGGGCAGAGGTGGCACCATCTCTCTTGGGTGCCCTTGTAGAAGCTGATCTCGATGCTGCTCGCCCCCTTCGTCGTCGGCGTGCTGATGTCGATCGCCTTCCGGTTGTAGAACGTCGTCTGACGTCTCTCGGCCAGCTCCCACGGATCGCCCTCAGAGCCGGCGCTCTTGGCCCAGCGATCGTGCTCGTCGCCGATGATATAGCGGGCCGGCGTGGAAGCCAGCGCTCGTGGTGTGTTGGATCCGATCAGGGTGATCGAGCCGCCGGGGAATGTTTTCTGCAGGACGGTGTTGCTCGCGTCCTTTGCCTTGACGTCTGCGACCTTTGCCTTCAGGGCTTTGCTGTCGCGGATCATCGGCTGCAGTCTTTGTCGTGAGAACTTCCGGGCCTCGTCGAGGCTCGGGTGGATGTAGAGGATCGTGCCGGGGTCTTGGTCGATGATGTAGCCGATGGCGTTCAGCTCGAACTCTGACTTGCCGACCTGCGAAGCTGCGACCATGACGATCTTGTGGACCTTCGGATCTGTGAAGGCTTCCATCGGCTCCCTGAGGTACGGGGTGCGCGACGTCCGCCACGGGCCGGGCTCGGCCGATGTCTCGGGAGAGAGGCGGCGCTTCCGGTCTGCCCACTCCGCCACGGTCATGACCTCCGGAGGGGTGAAGCTCTTGCAGGCCCGGGCGACCACGGCGTTCAGGCGGGAGATCTCCGGTGCCGGGTTATTCTTCTTCGTCAATGATCTCGACCCCCTTCCGCTCCTTCACGCGGCGCTTGTATTTCTCGGGGTCGTACTGGTAGGCGGCCAGAGCGTTGAGGATCTCGTTGCACTCGTCCCGGATCCGGACGGACTCCTCCTCGGGCGTCTTGATCCGCGCCGTGTCCATGGCCAGACGGCCGGGCAGCGCGGTGATCATGCTGCGGATCTCATAGACGAGGTCGGTCATGACGGCCTCCACGTCCTCGCTCCGGTGCATCTGGCCCTCGAGTTCTTGCCACTGCATCTTGGCGATCTCAGCCTTGGCCTCCTTGAGCTCCGCCTCGGCCTTCGCCTTCTTTTCCTCCCACGGGTTGCCCTGCTTTCCGGTCTGGCCCCTCAGGTACTTGATGTACGCCTTGACCGTCTCGACGAGCTGGTAGCGATCGCCGGCCGGTGTCTTGTACTGTTTGAAGATGCCCTCCTTCCGGAGCTGGCCGACGCGCTGGATCGTGAGGTCGAGCAGGTTGGCGACCTCCTGCGCCTTTACATAGCCGGCGGTCTCTTGCTTCTCCTGTTTGGCCATCCGATCACCTCCTCGCTGTTCGTGTGTGGCCTCCTTCCGGTAAAGTAAAGCGCCGAAAAAATTTCCCAGAGCCTACGCAGTTTTTGGGCTCGCCAGCACCGCAGGCGTTTTCGGCGGCTGGAAGGACCCGTGAACTTTTTTCGCGCACAAAAAATCCCCGCCGCAGCGCGTGGCGCTGGGCGAGGCTGGGCTCGTTGCTGTTCGGTTGGCTTGGCCGGTTTTCCCGCGGCCGCTTGGGTGGGCGGCCTCGGTCGTCACTTTGCGAGCTCCCTCTTGAGGTGGTGGTCGAGTCGCTTCCCGAGCCCCTCGTCGATGTTCTTCCGGATCTCTGCTTGGACTTCTTCGTTCGTGATCATCTGCGGGATGCTCACGGTCTTGATGCTCTTGATCGGGGTGCGGCCGTCGCCCTCTCGCTGGTACGGGATGTAGCCCGTGCCCTTGTTCGTGCCGAGGAAGGTCTGCCCCGGGAAGGTGACGCGCTGGCCTTTGATGATCTCGGCCGTGACTTGGTACGGTGCGAGCGGGTTGACGATGGCCACGTCGCCGACCGCCTTGTCGGTCTTGATGTTCTGCCCCGGGATCAGCCGCGTGTCCTTTGCCCGCTTCGTCGGCAGCGTGGTCGGCTTCATCTTGAAGTGGGTCGGGGTCAGCATGCGGCCCGAGTATATGAGCTGCAGGTTGTCGACGCTGACGCCGCTGACCTTGATCGTGCCGACGCCCTTCTTCGTGCCGGAGAGGGCTCCCTTGACCTCGGACTTCTTGATGTTGTACCGGGTGGTCACGGCTGCGCTGACCCATGCCGGCGCTCTGCTCTTGAAGTCAGAGATGGTCCGCTTCACGACGGTCTCGCTCTGGGCGTGCGTCTTTTCCAGCTCGGCCCTCAGATTGGAGATCCCGCTGATCGCGATGTCGATGGAGCCCTTTGACCAGCCTGCTCCCTTAGCCATGGGATCACCTCCTGTGCATAAAAGAAGCCCGCCGGAGGAGCATGCCCCCGGCGGACTCGTGTGTCCGTGTTCTGTCCTTTGGATGTCCTGCGGACGTCCTCTGGACTTTTGCAGTTTATAGGATAGCACAGGATGGGGATGACTTTCAATGTCATTTTGGTGCATTTTACTGTCACGCCCTCAGAGGCCCCTCTGAGCGTCTTTTCTCTGGGTGGTCTCTTTACCTTGCGTCCATGCGCTCCTCGCTCTCTGCAAAGCTCAGGAGGGCCGCGCCGTGCTTTCTGAAGGTCTGCCGCAGGAAGTAGTCGTGCTTGGCCTCGAAGTCGTCCCGGCTGCCGTAGATCACGGCGCTGATCTCCTCCCACTTGGCGCCGTCGAGGTACCGGAGTTCAATGACCGCCCGCTCGTCTGCCTTGTCCATTCCGGCCGCGATCATCTTGATCGTCTCGTACTCGGCCGCCTCTTGGGCGCGGTCCCGGCGGATCTCGTTCTCGAGGTCCACGATCCGGGCGACCGTGTCGGTCATGCGGTCGCCGGTGTAGCCCGGGGCCTTCGGCATGTCGCTGAGGGTCTGGCCGCCGACGCTCTGGGCCTTCTCCTCCATCCGGGCCAGTCGCTCGATCTTGAAGTCAATCGTCCGCTGCAGCTGGGCGAAGGCGTTCAGCCGCTTCTTTGCCTTCTCGGCGAGATCCTTTTCTCGTCTGCTTTTCTCGTCCATTGAGTCGGGTGCATCACTCCTCTCCACCTCCTTCGTCAGCCCGGTCGAGGATGGGCGCGATCTCCGCCACGCTCAGCTCCCGGCCGTTCCGGATGCATCTGATGTTCGTGTCCCCGGTCTCCCGGATGTATCTCTCGACGATGACGTCGGTGTACCCGGGCGTCAGCTCCATGCAGTAGGACGGCTGATCTTTCCGCTCGGCCGCGATCAGCGTGGTGCCGGATCCGGCGAACGGATCAAAGACGCCGGTGAGCCACGCCGTGTTGTCCAGCAGGATCTCGATCAGCTCGATCGGCTTCTGGGTCGGGTGCAGCGCGTTACCGGATCGGCTGATCTCGATGACGTTGCCGTAGCCTTTGTGGTTGTCCCACTTCGCCTTCGTCCTTTGGCCGTACATGACGAGCTCGTGCTGCGTGCGCCAGCCCATGCCCATGCCCGGCGTCTTTTTATTCCAGACGATCATGTTCCGGACGCCGAAGCCGGCGGCCTCGGTCACGTCGAACAGGTTGATCCACATGCGCCAGTCTGTGAAGATGTACGCCACGAGGGCCGGGATATTGTCGAGCACGTGCCGCATGAGGGTTTGGTACCCGCGGGTGCTGAGGGTGTCGTTCACGATCGAAGGCATGCCGTCCTTGCGGTCGGTGCCGATGCTGCCGACGCCTTTGCCGGCTTCTTGGTAGCCGCCGGAGCAGTAAGGCGGATCTGTGAGCAGGATCTGCGGCATATTTCCGTCAAGCAGGAGCGCTTTGTCCTTCTCGCTGCCGGAGTCTCCGCACATTACGCGGTGGCGGCCGAGGATCCAGATGTCGCCGCGCTGCGTTACGGGCTCAGCAGGGGGGGCAGGCTCGTCATCTTCTTCCTCCTCGTCGTACTCCTCGTCTTGATCCTCCTCGTCATCCTCTCCGGAGAGGGCAGTGACAAGGGCGTCATATTCCTCCTGCGAGCTGCCGGCCAGTTCGAGCGGAGCGCCGGCGAGCTGGATGCCGGCAAGTAGATCCGCTGCGAGTTTTGTGTCCGTCTCGGCCAGCTCTGCGATGTAGTTGTCGGCCCAGAGGTCGGCCATCTCGGCCACTTCCGAGTCGTAGTTCTGATAGTCCACCGGGACTTCCTTGAGTTCTTCGAGTAGAGCAGCCAGTTGGCGGCCGTGGCCCTTGACGATCATCCCGGAGAGCAGGCTCACGGTGATCGGTGCTCTCCATCCGTTTCCCCGGATCACGCCGCCGAGTTTCTTGACCTGCTCGGGCGGGTGCGTGTTCGGGTTTTTGGGGTTTGGTCTCAGGTCCGAGGTCTTGACGATTGCGTCATGGGCGCAATAGACGGGGATGCCGTCTGCCCACGCCTTCGGCTCGACGATCTCGGCGGTGGCCGATGCTTCTGCCTTCTTGTTTGCCATGGTTTTCCTCCTTATCTTGCCGGGGCGACGCCGGCGTCTATCAGTCTTTTCAGCATGAGCTCGTTCAGTTCCAGAAAACAGAGGTCGGCCGTGTCGTATTCCCGGCAGGTCTCTCCATTCACCGTCAGCGTGGCCCCGACGCTGAAGCACGTCGCGTACTCATGAGGTACGATCTGGATGCCGATGTCGCCACGGAAGAAGTGTCCGAGATCCTCGAGGAGCTCGGCGGCCTCCCGCTCGGCTTTTGCGATCAGATCCTTCAGGTGCCGGCGGCCGCAGGCGAAGTAGCTGGGCTGTTCCTCTGCGTGCTCGGCGGCTACCTTCTGTTCGTAGGTCATGTCTTTGGGGTCGAGCATTTTGTTCCGCCTCCTTCGTTGTAGGCTCCGCAGCGCTCCGGGGAATTGAGACAGGGGTTTTTGCACTTCTCCCTGTCCTTGCATTTCCGGCAGCAGTAGGCTCCGCGCCGGCGGTCGCACATGAAGATCCGGCACTCTCTGGCTGCGGGGTCCGCGTTCTTTGCCATGTCAGCCCTCCTGATGCAGCTCGTCGAAGATCGCGCCCCTCGGTGCCGGGTGCGGGCGATCCATGCGGAGCCTATTCTTCAGGCGCTCGAGCTTCTCGACCTCGATCTTGTCGGTGGTGCCGAAGATCATCCTCATTTGGTCGAGCATGATCTGGACGTCGGCCATCTCCTCGCGGATGCTGTCCCTCGCTGCCGCCACGTCGGCGCCGGGTCTCAGCCTCCGGAGCTTGAGCAGGGCCTTGGTCAGCTCGCTCATTTCCTCGATCATCATGTCGGCCTGAGCGACCTCGCCGTAGGTGCCGATCGCTTCGCGGAGGATCTGGGCCCGGGCCTGCTTCATCTGATAGCGCTCGTAGGCTTGGCCGATCACCCCGCCGCTATTCTGAAGCCGCTCCTGCATCTCCTGAGCGGCTCGGCGGAGCTTCTCTGCAGGATCCTCGGCGTCGACGTTCTGGGCCGCAGATCTGAACAGGCGGTCGATCTCGGCGTCTGTCATCGGGTTATACATTGGCGTCCTCCTCTCCGGCGGGATCCGTGGCGGGCGCTTCGGGATCCTCGGCAGCAGCCTCGGGAGCCTGATCAGCCTCGGGCTCGCTGCCCTCCATGACGACGATCTTGGTGATGCTCACCTTGTCGAGGGGGATCGTGTAGACGCCGGGCGCTTCGTACTCGCCGGCCTTCCAGAGCTGCTCGAACTCCTCGAGAGGCATGTCGGCATAGCACTCGTCGGCGTCGTGCAGCGTCTCCATCATGCCGCGCTCGGCCTCGTCGTCGTGCTCGCCGAAGCTGACGAGATGGAAGTCCTCGTAGTTGTCCCAGTCCCAGAGGGTGACGAGGTAGAGGTGGCCGTCGAGCTTGGTGCCGGTGTCGTGGACCATGCCCCAGCAGGTGAAGGGCTGATAGCGAGGACGCTCGGGAGCCTTGCCGGCGTCGGCCTGCTGCTGCTTGGCCTTGGCGGCCTGCTCGGCCTTCCGGATGCCCTGCTTCTCGCCGATCTTGAAGCCTTCGCTCATGGCCTTGTGGTAGAGGTTTTTCAGGTAGTTGGAGAGCTGCGTGCGGTCGTAGTTCTTGATGCGCCGGTAGGTGTCGCGGCTGATCAGATCCTTCTCCTGCAGGTTGCCGCCTCCGATGATGATGTTGTTTTCCATGATGTTATCCTCCTTAGTAGCCGCCCAGGCACCGTCCGATCCCGAGCAGCGATTTGATGTGGGTGATGTTTTCGGCCGCCTCCGCGGTCTTTTTGGCTTGGGTCAGGATCAGATCGAGGTCCTCCTTTGGGAGTCCGATCAGTTCCTTGAGTTTCTGGATCTCGGCCGCAGCTTTGTCGATGATCTCGTCCTGATGCTGCATGACCGCGTTGTCTGCCTCGATCTGGATGTTGGCCTTCCGGAGATCCTCACGCAGGTCCCGGATCTGTCTCTGCAGTCTGGCCCGCTCACGATCGAAGGCGAGGTCCTTGGCCGTCTTTTGGTATGCGCCCATGTTCCGGCCTCCTATCGTTTGGAGATCCCGAGCTCAGCCTTCAGGGCGCACATGGTACACGCTGCGCGGAGCTCCGGCTCCTCTTTCAGGGCCTTCCGGGCGAGATCTGACTCCCAGCACTTCGCCCCGCAGACGGGGCAGTCTCTCAGGTGCCAGTCCTTGCGGCCCTTCGGTATGTTGGACTGAAGGGGGAGGGCGAGGATCCCGCCGTCGCCCTTCTTGTGTGGTGTGATGCTGACGTTCATGCTGTTGCCTCCTTCGGTGCTGCCATGATGTCGAACATGGTCAGCTGATAGTGATCCGCCGCGAGTGTGGGTGGTTGTCTGTCGGTCGCCTTTGGCGCCGCCCGCTCTGGCTCCACCCTGAGCAGGTGCTCCCATGGGCGCCGGAGTGGCACGTCGCCCCAGCGCTCGGTCCACGCCCATCGCTTCTCGTAGTCCTCGGTCATATCCCGGGCCAGCTCGGCGGCCTCCCGGGCCGTGAAGAACACCCTCGTCCCGATGTCCATTAGCCGCCGGTGGACGGTTTCGGTGCCATCGGCACCGCGGCCTTGCAGCTGGATGTCCACCCAGCCGGGGCCATCGTAGAAGCCCACGACCTCGCCCTCGAACACGATGTACTCCTTGGCCGGGCCAGCTCTGCCGGGGATGTAGTAGAGATGCTCCCGCACGCAGAACATTGTCGTCCCCTTCTGTGGGCGCGCCTGTCGTTTCTTCACAGTTTCGCCTCTTTCCTGCGCCAGACGGCCTCGGTGGCGTCTGATCGGGTCGCCTTCCGGCGTCCGCAGGTCTCCACGATGCCCATGTCCTTCAGCTCTGTCAGGCGTGGCGCCACGTAGTTCCGGTTGAAGTACGGGATCCGGCCGGCAGCAACGAGCTCCTCGGTGATCTCGCTGACCGTCATGGAGCGGCCGCCCAGCGTCTCGAGGACGAGGCGGGCCCGTTCTTTGACCTTCGGGAGGACGTTCTCATAGCTCTCCCGGCGGGTTTGCTTCGTTGTCTTGTCTGTCATCTTCGGACTCCTTTCTGTAGCTCCTTCTTGGCCTTGGCCATGAGCCACGACTCGATGCACTTCTCGCAGGTCTTTTCGCTGGTGTAGACGCGCCGGCATTTATCCGGGGAGTCATACCTGCAGATGCCGGCGGCCTGCATGACGGCGGCCGCGATCTTCACGGCTTGCTTCGTTATGGCAGCGGGATCGAGCTCCCGCTCGTTCTGCTTCATGTCCGGCCTCCTCTCTTGAAGTCCCCGGCCCTCGGGCAGGTGGACCAGTGAGGGATCCAGCCGTGGCCGTCGATCTCGCCCATGGGAGAGATCTCGCAGCTGAGGACCTCGCCGGCAGCGGTGACGATCTTGGCCTTGCCGCCGGGCTCGGCCCGGTACTTCACCGGCGTCGCGTCGCATGGCATTTGCTTCCCGGCCGGAGTCGGGATCCAGACCATGACGGCGCCGCAGCCCTTACACCTCGAGACAGTGCCCGGGAGCTCGACCAGCTTGACCTTGTCGGCCGCAGCTCCGACGATGCAGTTCTTGTTCTTATCCAGCAGGGTGAGGACGGACGACCGGCGGCCGTTCTCGTCGTAGCTATAACCGACCCGGACGATCCGGGTGTAGGTGATCCCGTCGAAGATCACGGGGAGGCACTGCTGGGCCACTTGATCGGCTTCTTTTGGTGTCATGTCGTTTCTCCTTTCGCTCGTCTTTCGCAGGTCGGGCAGATGTGTCGACCCTCTCCCGCGTATGTGCCGCAGGCGACGCAGATGTCGGGGATCGTATTGATCCCGGCGATCCCGTCGAGGATCTTGATCACGCCGGCCACGTATGGGATCCGGTAGATCTGCAGGTCTGCTTCGGTGACATACTGGCGGCCGTACTCGGCCTTCATGTTGTCCCAGATCCGCCACGGGACCCGGTAGAAGCGATCCAGATCGAAGCAGAGGAGGACGAAACAGAGGGCCCCGAGTTTCTCGTTGCCTCTGAGGTCGTCCATCTGCTCGTCGGTCAGGCGCTTCCGCTCGAAGCGGTCGCTGCTGGTCTGTTTGGCCTCGAAGCGGACAGAGCGGCCGCCGATCATGGTGCCGCTGAAGTCCACCTGCGCGGCTTTCGTATAGCAGGCCCGGAAGTGGCCCTGCGCGTCAGGCTTGCCGAGCGGCTTCATGGGCTCCGGCGTCTTTTTGGCCTTCAGGATCTCGCGCTCCTCATACCACTGCAGCGAGGTCTCGATCGTGCTCTCAAAAGTGGCGCCCGCCACCCGGGATTGTGCTCCGGCGATCATGCGCCGGTACTCTGCGGTCGTCATCGCAAGCTCCCTTCTCCCGGGATCAGGACGGTCGGCGCCTCCCGCATAGCCCTCTTGAAGGCTGCGAGCTCCTCCGGGGTGGGCTCCCTCATTTTCAGGAACTCCGTCCGGATCGCGAGCTGCTGTTCGCCGTCCTTGACCGGGATCCCGTTCCGGATGGCCAGAGCGATCTCGGCCTGCATGCCCTCGCTGGGCTTGTCGAGTCCGAACACCCAGACCTCGGCGCACTCGAGCAGGAGTTGGCTGCCGGCCTTCAGGGCCGCCTCACGTTCTCCCGGGACGTTGTCGCTGAGGAAGCGGGTGAAGTAGATGTGCGGGGTGATAGGGAGGAAGCCGAGCCGGAAGGCTGCGGCCGTGTATGTGATCGCGTTCTCGATGTTGTTCTCGTAGTCTCCCCGGCAGGGGGAGCAGATGTAGATCTTCCTCATGGGGTTGCTCCTTTCACTTCGTTCGCCAGCTTTCGCCGGTGAGGCTCACGCCCCTGCAGGTCTCCATGAGGCGGTCGAGGGTTGCCCGGGCCGTGGTGCTGTCTCGGGTCTCCCGCGGCGTCATGCGCTGGATCAGGGCGTCGGTGTCGTAGTTCGTGGTGATGATCGTCGGCAGGCACGCCTCGTACCGGCCGTTGATGATGTTGTAGATCGTGGCGATCGCCCACTCGGTCGGGGGCTCCTTGCCGATGTCGTCGATGATCAGGAGCGGGACCGTCTTGTAGACGCTCAGGACCCGGCCCTCGTCCTCGCCCTGCTGATTGAACGTGCGCTTGATGCGCTCGAGCAGGTCGATCATGGTCATGCAGATCACCGGCGTCCCCTGTGCGAGCAGCGCGTTGGCGATCGCGGCCGCGAGGTGTGTCTTGCCGGTGCCCGGAGGGCCTGCGATGAACAGGCCGTTCCGGTCGATGCCGCTGCCGTCATCCTTTGGCAGCATGTCGTCGAAGCTCTCGGCATACTCCCGGGCCGTGGTGGCGGCCTTCCGGTTGTCCTTGGTGATCTGGAAGGTCGCGAAGGTCCTCCGGAGGAAGCGGGCGCCCATGCCGGACTCGCCGATGATCCTCTTGACCCGGGCCCTCATGCGCTCGGCCTCCTCAGCTCTGCGCTGCTGCTCCTCTGCAGCCGCCTTCGCTGCCTGTGCCATCTCGTAGATCCGGACGGCCTCCGGGCAGTCGCAGCGCTCGTGGATGGGGGGCCAGATGATGCGCTCGCCGAGCTGGAAGCCTCTCACCGGCAGCACCTTCCCGCAGTGGGGGCAGATCTCCGGCTCCGGTGTGCCGGGCAGGCCCGCCACGGCCGGGTCAGTGCTCAGGATCCCGGGCTCACTCCTTGAAGCCCCGAGCGTAGGTCTGAGGATCTCGCCGATCGGTGTCAGGCTCATGCTGTCCGCCTCCTTCCTCGTCGTAGTTGCCCTCGAGGATCTTGTCCATGTTGGCAGCGTTCAGGACCCAGTCGAAGTTCGCCCGCCATTTCCTCGGGTTTTTACCCTTCAGGAAGCCACTGGCCTCGATCCGGGTGAAGTACTTGGTCCACCAGTCCAGATCCGGGCGCTCCCGCCATCTGGCCTCGAGGGAGATCTTCCGCTTGCCGTTGACGCCCTGCGCCTTTGAGTAGCTGACGCAGATCTCGTTCCAGAGCAGGCGGATCTTCTCGAAGGGTGTGGGGATCTCAGCGGGATCCGGCGCCGCTTCTTCCTCCTCCGAAGGAGGAATATCTACTCTACTCTGCTCTACTCTACTCTGCTCTACTCTGGCTGCGGATTTTCCGCGGACGTCCGCCGGACGTCCTTCGGACGCTTCGGCCTTCTTTGCGGCCCTCTCGGCTGCTTTTCTGGCGGCGTCCTTCTGGCGGCGGTCGATCAGCTGACCGGCCCGCTCTTCCCAGTCGTGGATCATGAGGACGCCGTCCTCGGAAACGTCGAGTAAATGCTGGTTTTTGAGCACTTCCACGAACTCAGCGGGGTCTCCTTTGTACTGCGCCCCGCGAGCGATCGCGGCGGCTGATACCTTCCCGAGCTGACCGCTCGGAGCGTTGTCGATGGCCCAGAGCCAGAACAGGATCATCATGCCGGTCATGTGCGCTGGATCCACCTGCAGCGCGTCTGCGGCGTCGCAGATCTTGTGATGATCCCGGAGAGTTTGGTCTACTTTAAGCCATGCCATTCGTGTCACTTCCTTTCGTGTCCGGACGTCCGACGGACGTCCTGCGGACGCTTTTGATTAAAACGGGAGATCTCCATCTTCGCCGGCGATCTCTTGGAACTGGTCGGGGGGCTCGGGTGCATCTCCGGCCTGCTGGCCGCCCTTGCTGTCAGCGAAGTGGATCGAGAGGATCGCGAGCTCCGTGACCTTGTGCTTGATGTTGTTCTTGTCCTCGTAGGTGCGGGGCGTCATCTGGCCCTCCACCACGATCAGCCGGCCCTTCGTCAGGTACTTGGCGGCGAACTCGGCCGTCTTGCGCCATGCGACGCAGTCGATGAAATTGGTGATCCGGCTGCCGTCCTCACGCTTGCGGCCGGTATCGTTGGCCAGCGTGAAGGACGTGACGGGCGTGCCGTTGGTGGTGTATCTGAGCTCGGGGTCCGCGGTCAGGCGGCCCATGATCGTGCAGTTGTTAAGCATTGGTGGTTTCCTCCTTCTTTGCAGCATCCAGCGCGGCGCAGATCTCGTCGTACTGCTGACGGGTCAGATCGTGGGGGTTGTCCTTCCCGTACTTCTCGCGGATCCGGGCGTTGCACTGTTCTTTGGTCATGCCGGCGGCCTCTGCCTTCTTGTGCAGGCGGTTGATCTGGGCGTCGCTCAGCTTGCCGCCTCCGGCCTTCTGGCTGCCGCTCTGGCCGTTTCCGGTCTGGGGGCGGCCGTTTCCACCTCCGGCAGCGTTCCCGCCGCTCTGGGGCCGATTTTGGCCGCCCTGAGGGGCTCCGGGCTCGTCTCCGTGGTCGTAGTTGTCGGGGTCGTCCTCTCCTTGGTCGATATTGAACTTCTCGAACAGGTAGTACTTGAGGCAGTAGGTCCACGCGGATCCCTTCGCCTTGTCGGGGCCGCCGTCGTTGGTGCCGAGGGCGTGCAGCGTGATCTCCTGCTGATCCTTGGGGTCGTCCGCGTTGGTCCAGCGGATCGTCAGGTCAGCCTCGTAGATCCAGACCGTGCGGGGGCCGCTGCGGGTCTGCTGCTGGTAGCTGTCGAAGTACTTGGGATCCCCGTTGTCGTAGTGGCGGGTCGCCTCCTCACCGACGACGTCGAAGTTGACGCCGAAGGTGTTCATGGCGGGGGCGAGCAGCTGATACACGTCGAAGATCTTCGCGAACTTGTACTTGACGCCGTCGCTGTGTTGCTTCTGGATGATCGCCGGGACGGCCTTCCGGAGCTCGACGAACTTCTGCTCGAGGGTCAGCTCCTTCCGGGCCTTGCCGGCGTCCTTAATGTCGACGACCTTGCCGGCGGGATCCGCCGCCGCGGTCTTTTTGGTCTCGCTCATGGTGCTCCTCCTTACTCGATCTTGAACTCGTCAGGGCTGACCGTGGCCTCGATGCCCTCGATGATCTCGCCGGTGTCTCCGATGATGGCCATGGAGCCGGCCGGGGCGATCAGCTTCTTCAGATCCGCCCAGGCGACCTCCTCCTTGGTCTTGACGAGGCCCTCGTGGCCGTTGGCCTTGAGCCACGGGATCAGCTTGGCGTCGTCGCGCTGGAACTTCACGGCGCCGCGCTTCATGACGAGGGTGCCGTTGATCAGCTTGTACTTCTCGGTCGTCTTGGTGGTTTTGTGCGGCACGGTCTGGAAGTACTCGGCCAGACGGCCGGTGAGGTAGGAGGTGTCCGCCTCGCAGCGCTTGGCGGCGGCCTCGATCTTCTCCTTGATCCTCTGGATCTCGCGCTCGCCCAGATCCGCGATGCGCTGGTACTCGGCTTTGGCGTCGAGGACCTTCTGGATGGCCCAGTCGGCGACGTCGTCGTCCGCGATCCGGAACTCCTTGTGAGGGGGGGCTCCTTCGGGGATCTCGCCGGGCAGGATGTAGCTGTCGACCTGCTCGATGGTCAGGATCTCCGCCTGCGGGATCTGTTCGACCTCCGGCGTGGCGGTGGCGGCCTCGATGGCCTCGGTGGTTTTCTTGCTCATGCGTTGCTCCTTTCATTGTGTGCGCTCAGCAAAGAAGCGGTGCCCGCCGATCTCCATGACGAAGATCTGGGTCTCGTGCCACTCGCTGCTCGCGATTGCCGGGGCGTAGAAGTAGAGGATCGGCTCCTCTGTGACTGTCCGCCCCTCGTCGAAAACGGCCGCCACGGCGTCCCTGACGCGCTGTGAGGGATCCGGGCGTCCCCGGGTATACTGGTAGTCCACCACGACCTCCGCAGGCCGTGTGCCGTCCTTCTCGCAGGCGTTGAGGATGCACTGCGCGACGGCCACCTGACCGAGGAAGGGCTCGCCGCCGGACTCTGCCATGACGACGCGCTCCACGAGATCCCGTTCCTCCGGCGTCAGCTCGTAGCGTGCCGGCGGCTCTGTCGGCTCTGGCCCGGTCGCGGGGTTGTCGGTTTCCTGCGGCGCTGTTTCTTCCGGTGCGGTGGTGGATGTCGGATCCTCCGCCACGGCCGGCGGGCACTGCTTGGCGCCCGCGTAGGTGCAGCCGACATAGATGCAGAGGATCAGGCCGATGATCACGGCGAGGACCACGATCTTCTTCTCGATCGGTCTCATGCGCTCACCCCTCTCAGAGAGTCAGCGAAGGCCATCTCGCGGACGGTGTCGGCTGTCAGGATCACGAGGTACTCGTCATCGTAGTCGGCAGCCTTCTCGGACCAGCGTTGCCGGTAAAGGCTCAGCTTGTGGCGTGCATACTGTTCGGCGCGTTCCCAGAGGTCGTCCGGGATCCGGTGCGCCATGTAGATCTCCACCTTGCGGCGAAGCGTTTCCGACGTGATGCCGCTCATTGTTCCGTCCTCCCGTCCGAGAGGCCCAGTATGTAGTCGGCGGTGCAGTGCAGGGCTTTGGCCAGCTTCACGATCGCGCCGGCCATCGGCTCTTGCTCGCCTCTCTCGTAGCCGCCGATGCTGCTGACGCTGATGCCGGTGGCCTCGGCCAGAGCGTCACGGCTCAGGCCGTTGACGCCTCGGAGCCACATGATCCGTGGACCGAGTCCCTCGGGTGGGCCGTTCCGGAGCTCGCGATCGGCGAGCTGCTCAATGATCTCGTCCGGTGTTTTTCCGTAGATCTTGGCGAGCTGTTTGACTTTTTCGTTCATAGGGTTGCTCCTTTCTTCGCCCCGAGCAGTGCGGGCAGATGTAGCCGCTGGCCGGGGTCCTTTGATTGATGCTGATGTTCCACTCGAGTCCGCAGCCGGCGCAGGTCTCATACCTGCGGCCGTTCCTGATCACGGCCGTCCTCCGGCCGGGTCATCTGTCAGGCCCAGCAGGTAGTCGGTGCTGACGCCGAAGAACTGGGCCAGATCGACCAGCCGCTCGATGCTCGGCAGGGTTTTGGTCTCGTAGGATCCGTAGTTGCTCAGGCCGTAGCCGAGGCGCTCGGCGACCTCTTTCTTGTCGAGGCCGGCGGACTCTCTGAGGGCCTTCAGGCGGGGGCAGAGCTTCGCGGCGATGGCTGTGTAGTCGCTCATGTCCGGCCTCCTTTGCAGTGGGCCCAGAATAGGGCGGGAAGGGTCTGCTCCGGCCGGGCGATCATCTTCCTGAAGGGCTGCGCGTAGTAGCGGACGCCCTTGATGCTGCCGCCGCTGCGGCCGTACTTCGGGTTGTAGCCGAAGATGTTGACGTAGGTGCTCAGATCGTCCCGCTCGTCCTCCATGGCCTTCATGACCTCGAACATGGCCAGCACGTCGTCGATCGCTCTGTGGGTGTTCTGGGCCTTGTCCTGCAGGTCGTAGGCGATGATCGCGTCGGCCAGCTTGTGCGGGTATGCTCTGCGGTCCTTGTAGACCGTCAGGACGTCGAGGAAGTCAGCGGCGAGCCTCTTGCCACGGAGCAGCTCCCGGATGAACAGGAGGTCGAACTGGGCGTTGTAGGCTGCGATCAGGACCCGGCCGTCCTTGACCATGTCGTAGAACTGGGCGGCGGCCTTCTCCTCGCTGACGCCTTCACGCTGCAGGAGCTCGTCCGTGATGCCGGTGAGGTTGACGATCTTCTCGGGGAGCTGCTCGCCCTCCGGGAGCCGGATGAAGGTGTCCATCCGCTTCGCGATCTTGAGGGCGCCGGTGCCGGTGCGCTCGATCCTGATGGCGGCCAGCTCAATGATCTGATCGGTCTCGGCGTCGAGGCCGCTGGTCTCTGTGTCCAGAAGGATCAGGCCGGAGTACTTCTGCAGCAGCTTGGTCAGGTTAGCCATGGCGGGCCTCCTTCCTTGCGGGCCGCGCCGGCACGAAGGCGCCGGCCAGATAGGCGAAGGCGACCATGGCAGCCTCGATGCCGATGCCGGCGAGGAAGCCGCGGCCGAGCGGGATCATGTCCTGCTCAATGCCTCCGACGACGCCCAGCAGGGCGAAGTACATGATCATCGCGAGCGCTCCGCATACGCGGCGGAAGATGCGGATCCGGCGGCGCTGGCGGATCTTCTGGGCTCGTGTCATGCTTCTGCCTCCTCTCCGGTGTGGTCAGGGGTCAGATGGTCCAGATCACAGATGTCAGAGAAACAGACGAAAGCGGAGCGGCCGCCGATGCCCGTGTAGACGTCCGACCGGGGATAGTAGCCGGCGAAAGAGAACACCCCGTTGTTGGCGCCGTGGGCCCAGGAGCCCCCGCGAAAGGCAAGGCGCTCACCGTCGGTATCAAGCCAGAAGAAGTCGTCGCCGGTGAAGTCTGCGGAGGGGTAGAGGCCGAGCTCGATCAGCTTGTCCGGTACGTCGATCTGATCGCCGTCCAGATCCGCGAAGCGGGTGCCGTCCCAGTCGGTGTCCTCGGGAGGTGTGGTGCTGAGGCGGATCTCTCCACCCTCGACGATGTAGTGGATCGCGTCGCCGTCAGGCGTGCAGATCGGGGTCCACTCGGGAGATCTGCGGGACTGATCTGCGCCGGCCGCTGCGCCGTTGTCGGGGATCACCTGCAGCTGACCGTTGAGGAAGCGGACGCCGCCGACCCATTCCCAGACGTTGCCGGTCAGATCCATGATGCCCTCGGGCGTGTGGTCGTGGCTCCACGTGGCCGGGCCGGATCCCGTCAGGGTCTTGCCGTAGCCGCCGGCGAACTTGATGCCGCTCTCCTCCGGGTGTGAGTGGCTGCTGCCGTTGCACGTGTTTCCTCTGGGGAGGGTGCCGTTGACGAGGCTCTGACGGGCCAGTGCTGCCCACTCGTCGTTTGTGATCAGATGCCAGCCGGGGCCCTTACTCTCACAGAGCCGGACTGCAGTGTCGAAGTCGATGCCGGTGGCCGGCTGCTGGAAGGGCAGCGAGTACGGGATGTCCTCGATCAGGGTGAAGGGGTACTTGGCGATCATGTACTCCTTGACAGGGCGGCCGCGCAGGGTGGCGGGCAGGCCCAGCTCCTCAGGGGTAAAGGCGACCATGATGTCGGGGCGGCCTTTTGCGTCGTAGATGATCTTGTTTGTCATGATGTTGCTCCTTTCGTTGCTCGTCTGTTGGCGAGCCATTGGGTGAACTCTCTGGCGGTCTCTGGATCTTTGAAGGCTTCCCGGACGGCCGCCAGTACCGGCCGGGCCATGGCCTCGATCCGCTCCTGCGGGATCTCTGTCGTCTTGATGTTGTCGGTATGTTTCACGTGGAACACCTCCGTCGTCGTTTAAGCAACAACATCCGCAAAAAAAACAGCGGGGTCGATGCCGAACGCAGTGCAGATGGCACGCTGCTCAGACAGATAAAAGTCGGAGCCGCCGTTGATCTTCAACATGAGGGTGGTCTCGGTGACGTCTATCACCTTGGCGACGTCCTTGTAGGTCAGCCCCTTGCCGGCGATGGCGTGCTTGAAGGCTATGTAGGGCGCGTGCTTCTTCTTGCTCATTTCCTCTCCTCCTCTCTGACGGTATTCTTGGGGATCCCGGTGGTTATCCACGCGAGCCAACACTCGCGGCAGGATATGTGATCGCAGCAGGCGGAGCAGCTCGTCGAGAAGGGCGGGCAGGCTCCGTGCAGCATGTCGGCCAGCTCGCCGGCCGTGATGTCGGGGCGCTTGATCAGCTCGATGCCGGGTACCGGTTGGCCGACGTTGACGGTTGAGGCTTCGATGGCCTCCTCTTTCACGCGGTCCATGGCGTCGACGAACGCCTTCCGGGGGATGCTGTTCCGGTATTTGTCGAGGACCTTCGCGGTGATGCGGGTGATGGTGTCGATCTTGTTCATGTTGTTGCTCCTTTTTTAATCTTTCACTTGATGGCAAACAATTCGGACACGGGGCGCCCGAGGGCGTCGGCGACCTTCTTGATGGTCTCAGGAGACGCGGAGAGTCCGCTCTCGATGCGTCCGATTGTCTGAGGAGTGGTGCCGGCCTCTGCCGCGAGTCTCTTCCGACTCCACCCTTTGGAGAGTCTGGCCATTTGTATGGCTTCGATTTTCGCCTTGATCGTTGCCCGGGATGCTTTGCGGGGATTTGTTGCAGGTTTATCGCCGCTTTGCATTGGTGTCTGCCGTAGGACGTCCTCTTGCAGGTAATCGGCTATCTTGGAGTTTTGCAGATCGTATTGCCATCTGAGAGCATTGGCAAGGGTGTCGCGGGTCATTTCTTCCACGGATCCGAGGTTGTGGACGTAGCTATTGACGATTATGGCGTCCGGATCCTGTTCAAGGATCTCGATGATCTCCGGCATGTCGTAGCTCTCGAAAGTGAGAGTATTGGCCCGCTCGTTGTAGTCGGGCCAAAAGGCGGCCGTCTCCCAGCCTCGGCCATGCTTCCAGAGCGCGATCCAGCCAATGCCGTCACGGCCCTCACTGATTACATTCTGCGCTGCATCTCTAATGCTTGCCATTTTTCCGTCCCTCCTCAGTCTTTTTGAAAGTCCTTGACAAAGCGGCCGCCAGCAGAGAAGTCCCAGTCGATCGTCCCGTCCTCGTAGATGCCGCAACCTATGGCCTTAAAGGTCCATCCGCTCGCGGTGTTCTGCATGACGGCTTCGTAGTCCATGATCCAGCCGCCAGAGCGCAGGCAGCGGAAGGTCCCGCCGCCTGCATTCTTGTAAACCTCTCCGGGTTTTGGTGTGAATTTCGTGCGCTTCATCGTGTTGCTCCTTTCTGTTTCGACCCGGCGTCGCCGGGTGCTTATGCGTTCTCGGCCTTCATCTCAGTGGATGAATGGCCTGATCTCGTCGTTGTACATCTCGTAGGACATGCGGCCACAGTCGAAGCGGATGTAGTTCCAATCCGTCGCATTGTAAAGCGGGAGCCGCTCGATCATGCCGGCGCGTCTGAGGTGGTGGTGCCTGTTGATCTCGAAGGTGGGGATCTCGCGGTAGATCGTGACCTTCTCCTTTGCGAAGCCATACCAGTCATAGAGCAGATCCTTGGCCTCGTCGTCGGTGAGGATCTTCGTGCAGCTGTCACCTCTCAGCCGGAGATAGTCGGTCTGCTGGACGTTGTCGACGTCCTCGTAGGGCGTCCACTCTTGTTCGTGCTCGAGTTGCATTTTCAAGCGAGCGATCTCTGCGTCCTTGGCCTCGAGCTCGTTGGCTGTGCTGCCGCGGAGTTCAAACTGGATCCGGTTGGCCTCGTTCTGGATTGCCTCAGCAATGCCGTCCTTGTTGCTGGCGTATGCTTTGCAGAAGGCGACCTTGTCGCCGTCGAAGTCGTAGTAGGCGGCCTCGATGGCCTTGTAGAGATCTGCGGAAGGATGAATGCCGGTCAGTTTCTCGAACTCGGTGATCATCATGATGTGGTGCTCCTTTCATTGTTCCGGCCGGGCCGGAGTTTCCTTGTTGTTGTCGTGTGTTATCGCTTACGACTACCAGTATACATATTCCGAGGCAGTTGTCAATAGATTTTTCGAGAGAAAATAGAATTATTTTTATCTTAGGCATTGAAAAAGCGTGATTTTCGGGTATAATGGTGTCGGAGGCGATAACATGAAACGAACACCAGAAAAGACAATTTTCAGCGAACGGCTTCGCGGCTTGCGCTGCGAGCGTTTTCTTTCTATGGAGAAATTGAGCGACGAGATCCGCACAGCCTATCCCGAGATCCGGCTCAATAAGAGTACGATCTCCCGCTATGAAAACGGAACTCAGGAGCCCCAGATGTCGACCGTGGCCGCGCTGGCGTCATACTTCGGCGTCTCTCCCTCTTACCTGATCGGCGACGTGGACGATCGCTCCTGCTCCGCGTCGAACATACACAACAGCGCCGTCGTGCAGGGCAACAGTGCAAACACGCTGATCGTCCGTAACGGATCCGTCACCGAGCGCGAGCTCAGTGACGAGGAGGTCGAGCTTCTCCGGATCCTCGACGTCCTGACTGTCAGAGGCCGGACGCAGCTCTTGGCTTATGCTTACGACCTCGAGGAGAAGCAGCTCCGCGGCGGAGAGTGACAAGGAGGAATACACATGGGTACAAGATTTCGCAAAAGTAAAAAGATCGCGCCGGGCGTCACCCTGAATTTCAACAAGGGCAGCGCCAGCATTTCCATCGGCCCGAAGGGGCTGAAAAAGACATTCAGCACGACCGGCAAAACGACGACGACCGTGGGGATCCCCGGGACGGGTATCTCTTACTCGAGCTCGTCCGGCGGTCAGCGGGACGGCCTCGCCTTTGCGCCGACTGCAGAGCGGCCCACCTCGCCCAAAAGCAAGGCGGTCGCCCTGCTCCTCTGCATCTTCCTCGGCTTCCTCGGCGTCCATCGCTTCTATGTTGGGAAGGTCGGCACGGGCGTCCTTTGGTTTTTCACTGCCGGCATGTTCATGATCGGCTGGATCGTCGACATTTTCACCATAGCCTGCGGCGGCTTTTACGATAGCAAGGGCGCCGTCCTGCGATCCAGATCTCACGAGGATCCCGCCACATGAGCGCAAAAAAAGCGCCAGCCGGCGCCGAGGCCATGCTGGCTTACATTTACGGCCGGTACTCCTCCCACTCCCAGAAGGACACGAGCATCGAGCAGCAGTTCGCGGAGATCCGCGAGTACTGCGACCGTGTCGGGATCCGGATCGTGGGCGAGTATGCCGACCGCCATCTGACCGGCACGAACGACCGCCGGCCGGAGTTTCAGCGGATGATGAAGGACGCAGCGAAGGGGAAGGTGCAGCTCGTCGTCTGCTGGAAGGTCGACCGCTTCGCTCGTAACCGGTACGACTCGGCCATGTATAAGGCCCGCCTGAAGAAGCACGGGGTCCGGGTCGTCTATGCGAAGGAGAGCATCCCGGAGGGGCCTGAGGGGATCCTGCTCGAGTCCGTGCTGGAAGGCTCGGCCGAGTACTACTCGGCGAACTTGTCCCAGAATATCCGCCGCGGCATGAAGGCGAACGCCCTCGAGTGTAAAGTCAACAACGGGAACTTGCCCCTCGGGTACTGCAAGGGACCGGACGGCCGCTTTGCGATCGAGCCGGCCGGGGCCGCGATCGTGCGCGAGATCTTCGCCATGTATATCGACGGCATGAGCCCGACCGAGATCTGCGCGGTGCTGAACGCCCGGGGCCTCCGGACCTCGAGAGGGGCCCGCTATAACAAGAACTCGCTCCGGGTCATGCTCCGGAACGAGCGGTACGTCGGCGTCTATGAGTACGGGGACGTCAGGATCGAGGGCGGCGTGCCGGCCATCATATCCCGGGAGGTGTTTGACATGGCTCAGGAGATCATCGCGAAGAACGCCAGAGCGCCGGCGGCCTCGTGGTCGAAGGTGGACTATCTGCTCACCGGCCGGCTGTTCTGCGGGAAGTGTGGCAGCGCCATGATCGGCGACTCCGGCCACTCCAAAAGCGGGAAAATCCACAATTACTACACCTGCGCCATGAAGAAGCGGCAGCACTCCTGCAGCAAGAAGTCCGTCCGGAAGGAGTGGCTCGAGGAGCTGGTCGTCCGGGAGACTCTCGAGCGGGTGCTCGTGGATCCAGTGATCGAGAGGATCGCCGACGCCGTCATTGATCTGCAGCGCCGGGAGCTGGAAGGCGGCGAGCTGCAGATCCTCGAGCAGCAGCTCAGCGAGACGGAGCGCCTGATCAGGAACGTGATGAACGCCATCGAGCAGGGGATCATCACCCCGACCACGAAGGACCGGCTCATGGAGCTCGAAGGTCAGAAGGCCGAGATCCGCGAAGCGATCGTAGTGGCCAGCGCGGCCGTCACGCAGCTGACCCGGGAGCAGGTGATCTTCTGGCTCGAGAAGTTCCGGAAAGGAGACGCCTCCGACCCGGCCTTCCAGTGGAAGGTGATCGAGAACTTCGTGAACGCCGTCTATCTGTACGACGACCGGATCCGGATCGTCTACAATTACACGAAAAACGGGGCCGAGACGGTCGACCTCGCCTTCGTCGATGGGCTCGACGCCGGCGCCGGCGAGGTGTTCGGCGTTGGTGCGCCCAGCTCCACCATGATGCACCTATCCGAACACGAGGCCACGATCATCGTGATGCCGGCCGTGTTCGTGCTGACGGTGCCGCTGCCGGCTGGCGTATAGCCGGAAAAGCAAAAAAGACCCGCTCGGGAGATCCTCCCGGGCGGGTTTTGTGTTTTGAGCCATTTTGCGGCCCTTCTGGGCGCCTTTCTTTGTGGGGGTCCTCTGACCCGTCCGACGAGCTTCTCGCGCTCCTGCGTGCGCCGTGGCCGCGCTCTGGCCCGTTTTATTCGTTCTTTGCCTGCTCGGTCGTCTGATTGCCTTCGATGTAGGTGGCGAGGGCCATGTTGGTCTCCCATTTACTCTTTGCGGCGGCCAGCGCTTCCTCGATCCAGTCGGTCAGATGTTCCTCGGACACGATCATCTTGATCAGGGCGGGCAGTTTGGGGTAGAGCTCCGTCAGCACTGCAGACAGCTTCAGGGCGCCGGTGCCGGCGCCGTATGCCTTCTCGGCCTCTGTGACGAGGCTGAACAGCATCTTCATGACGACGGTCTTGTTGCCTTTGAAGATCGCGACGGCCAGAGCCGCCACGGCCGCGATGATCAGCAGGATAAAGTCCCAGTTCTGGGCGATGAAGTTGATGACGTTCATGACGTTCCTCCTTTGTGTTTGTCGTGCTTGTCGCACGGGAAGGGGCAGGTCTCACACTGATCGTCGTCGCATGTGGATCCGTCCCAGTTGACCAGCGCGTGCATCCAGACCGTGAAGATCAGGACGCCCGCGATGATCGGGATCAGGTTGATGGCAGCGAGCAGCCTCTCCATGGTCAGACCTTCGTGAAGGTCCCGGCGTCGACCCAGCCGTAGACCGTGGCGCCGGATCCGGAGATCCGGACGAGGTGATAGGGATGCTTGCTCTTGCCGAGCTGGTAGATCTGGGTGATCTTCGCCTTGCCTCCCCTGCAGCTCTTGGCCTGCGTGGCGTTCGCGCTGGTATAGTGAGTGCTGCCGGCGTAGTTGACGATGTCACCCACGGCCGGGGTCCATGCAGCTGCCGAGCTTTCCTCGGTAGTTGCTGCGACCTTGATCTCGTCGACGTCGACCCAGCCGTAGACGGTGGAGCCGCCGCCGGAGACAGCGATCAGATGGACGGGGTGCTTGCCGGTCTTATAGATCGCCGTGACTTTGGCCTGGCCGGGCTTGCAGCTCGGGCCGGTGGCCGCGTTGGCGTTCGCATAGTGGGTGGTGCCGGTGAAGGTGACGACGTCGCCGACCTTCAGATCGCCGACGTCGGCCGTGCTGGGCTTGGCCGGTGCTGCAGGTGCGCTCGGGGTCGGTGCCACGCTGTCGGCGGTGAACTTGGGCCGGCCGAAGCCGTAGGTGTAGCCGTCGTTCATCTTCCGGTTGATCCGCTTCACCTGATCGCCGGCGTTGCCTTCGATCGTGACGATCGTGGAGCCGTTGACGCTCTCGACGATGCCGGTGTGGCTGATGGATCCGCCGGAGGTGAAGAAGATCTGATCGCCGGGCTGCGGGTTGGTGGTGAAGAAGCGGCCCTGCTGCTGGTAGTACTGCATGGAGTACTTGCAGCCGGCGCCGAGCTCACCGGTCTGGCACTCGATCTCCTGCGCCTTCTTGGCGTCGCAGCCGGCCAGCTGGTAGAAGCACCAGTCGACGAACACGTCACACCATGCGTACCCGTTCTTGTTGCCGTTGTAGTAGCCGGCAGCGTAGAGGTCCCGGGCGTACTTGGTCCAGTTGTTCGAGCCGGCATTTGCGCCGGGGACGTCGAGGCTGCTGTTGCTGGCCTTCTCCTTGTAGCCGATCTCGGCCGCTGCGATCTCGAGCAGCCGGGCAGCGGTGCAGGATCCGGATGCGGCAGGCTTGACCGCGGCGTCGGTGTCGGCGTACTGGTCGAAGTACTTCTGGCCATAGCCGGCACGCTGTTCCTGAACGGCGGTACCCATGTTCGCGGGGCGCTCGTACTTGGTGAGCACTGCGTCAGAGGCGACCCTGACGCTCGTGGCGTTCTTCAGGGTGCTCAGGACGCCGGTGTAGCTCTCGCTGAGTTCCTTCCAGAGGAAGCCGAGCTGCATCTCGAGATCGCCGACGGATGCCTTGGCGGCCTTGGCGAACTTCAGCAGCGCCTCCTTGCGGGACCAGTATGTCCACTGGGCCAGACCGTAGCCGGCGGCGTCCCCCACGAAGTTGTCGTAGGTGCCGGCGTCGACGGCCGCGGTGTATTCGACGTCCGTCATGCCGAGGCTGCGCTCGTATGTGTTCTGCAGGTTGGTCGGGACGAGCCCGCTCTCCGCCTGCAGGTTTCCCATGAGGCCCGCGGCGCCGTAGGTGCTCAGGCCCTTGCCGATCAGATAATTCCAGATCTTCTCGGCGTTCGTTGTTCCTTTGAGACTCATGCTTGTCCTCCTTTGCTGAGTTCCTTGGCAGCTTCCTCAGCTCTCCGGATGTCCTCCTGCTGCCACTTCCTGTCCTGCCGGCGCTCCTTGGCCGTCTTAATGAAGGCCATGGCGCCGCACTCGCCGAACAGGGCGGCAAAAACGCAGGTGCAGAGGGTGTCCGGGATCATGCCGGTCTCCTTGTAGAGGGCGATCATCTCCCGGGTGAAGGTGACGCCGGCGATGATGATGAACACGAGGATCAGATCCATGGTGCGGATCTTCACCTTCGCGATCGCCTTCTTCCACTTCCGGATCCGGCGCTTGAGCTTGCTGCTTTTCTTCGTAGCCATAGCGATCCCCCTCACTCGAGGATCGCGTGGACCCCCTGACGTGTCAGGAGCTCCTTCTGCTCGTGTTTGACTTTGGTGGCGTACTCGAGGGCCGCCTTCATGTCCCCGTTACAGTGGGCGTCGGGGATCCTCTGGACGGCCTTCGCCGTGGCCTCGCCGAGGGCGATGGCTGCGTTCATCCCTTGGATCGTGGCGATCATGAGATTTTCGCGGGCCGTCTCACGGTCCTCAGCTTCCTTGCGGCGGGCAGCCTCCTCGCGCTCCGCCTTGGCGCGGACTTCTGCTTCCTTGCGTTCTCGCTCCTTGTCGCGCTTCGTGATCGAGCGCTGCACGAGCCAGAAGCAGAAACCGGTGATCGCAGTCGGGATCCCCATGAGGGCCACGATCTGCCCGAGTGTCAGGTTGATCAGTGTTTCCATTTCATTCGTTGTCCTCCTGTTTTCTTGCACTGCGCCCTCTCTGGAACACAGTGGTCGCCGTCATCTTCTTGGCCAGTCCATAGCCGTTGAAGTGCTTCATGTCGCCGAAGTAGCTCTGCATCGTGGCGTTGACGTCCTCGAAGTCGATCACGCCGGCCGCGTATTCCTTCTCGACGTAGGCCACGCGGGCCTTCATCTTTCTGAGGCTTTTCCGCTTCAGTTTCCGGTGGGTCGGCCAGATCCGGTACCCGACGAACTCGACGCCGTGCCGGACCTTGTTGATCTGGGTCTTGTCGTTCAGATCCAGAGCGAGGGTGTCGCGCAGGAAGGCGCCGATCTTGGTCAGGGCCTCCTCGAGTTCCTCCCGGTGGTCGCTCAGGACCACGATGTCGTCCATGTATCGGACGTAGTAGTGCAGCTTCAGCTCGTGCTTCGCGTACTGATCCAGCTGGTCGAGGCAGATGTTGGCGAGCATCTGGCTCGTCAGGTTTCCGATCGGCATGCCCCGATCATAGAGACGCTCGCCCGGCTCCACCTCGTCCGGGCTGAAGCCGGCAGGCAGGCCGAAGGCGGTGTGCTCGCAGTTGATGATCGTGTCCATGAGCCAGAGCAGGCCGTCATCGTTGATCTTTGACGAAAGTATGGAGAGGAGGACCTCGTGGCTCACCCGGTAGAAGTACTTCGAGACGTCCATCTTCAGGAAGTACCACGGCCCCGGCCGGCGGCTCGCCAGCTCCATCCACTCCTGCAGCTTGTCTGCTGCTCGGACGCGGCCCTTTCCCTCGCGGCAGCCGTAGCTATGCGCGATGAATTGCCGGTCGATGATCGGGTTGAGCTGCCGATATACCGCCCACTGGACGACGCGGTCCTTGAAGCTGAGCGCCATGATCAGGCGCTTCTTCGGCTCGTAGACATAGAACTCGCGGTACCGGCCGACTTTGTAGGTCCGCCAGATCAGCTCGTTCTGGATCTCGATCAGATTTTCCTCGAGATGGGCAGAAAAGAGGGCGACCTCGCGCCGGTCCCATTTCCGGGCCGCGGCGTCGTAGTACGCCCCGAGCAGATTTTCCCACGAGTAGATCCTCTCGTATAATCCGGTGATTTTTGCCATGTGGTCTCTCTCCTTTTGGGTAAATAACCGCGCGTGACAATCCTGTCGGCCAGTCTGCGCGGCCTGCCGCAGCGCGTGGCGCTGTCCGCTCTCGCGGAAGGCTGAGGCCCCGGCTGTATCTTTAACCTTGAGGCGGGTGCCTCGCAGTAGGGAGACGCGCCCCTTTGACCCGTTGCTCCCCGCGCCCGTGGGTTTGGGGTGAAGTAAATGTGGGCCAGAGCGGAGCGGCCGCCGATGTTCGTGTTGACGTTCGACCGGGGATTGTTGCCGTTGAAAGAGAACACCCCGTTGTTGGCGCCGTTGTTCCAGTTGCCCCCGCGATAGGCAAGGCGCGGTCCTTTTTCGGCGCGTCCCCCGCAGTGTTTATTTCGTGCGGGCGATCCAGCCGCCGAGCAGTCGACCGATCTCGTCGATCTCTTTGCTCCACTCCTCATGGA